TTTGGTCATATTTCCATTTAGCAATTTTATAATCTTGTTCAAGACTAGCTTTAGCACCAGGAGTGTTTTCAATAACAGCTTTAACAGCTTCAGCAAGTTTAGCTTTACTTAATCTTTGCCAATTACCTTTAGTATGAGAATAAATCTCTCCTGTAACAGATTTAGTAATATCATCAGTAACTTTACCGTTAGCATCAAGCCATCTTGTTTGACTACCACCACCTTGTTCTTTAGCAGCCCATTGAAGTGCTTGATTAAGTATTTGATTCATAGGAATTTCAGAAACTTCTTTATCAATAGGAGTCCATTTACTTCCACCAATAACATTACCATTCTTATCAGTTATATCTTGATAATTATATTTATTAACAGCACGATAATAATTCTTATAATCTTCAGATAAATCAGTACGTTTATCAAGATTATCCATATATGCTTTATAATCTTGTTGAGCACGTAAACGACCAATCATTCCTGGACTTGAAGTTATATCTCCATAAGTTCCAACTATATCATCAAGACTAGAATACGCATTACCATACTGCATATTTTCAGTAAGAGCATTACGAACTTTATTAAGTTGTTCTTGACGCCAAGCATCTTCAGCTTCATTTAAATCTAATTGAGCAAGTTGAGCATCAATCTGAGATTTAGTTTGAATAGCTTGTTGATGTCCTTGTTCAAGAGTATTATAAGTTCTAGCTAAGACATTTAAGTCAATAGGATTAACTTGTTGTCTAAAAGTAGGAGTATAAAAGTTTATCGGCATGATTGTTTTCCTCCAAGTTTTCTACGTTTACGAATAATAAATTCATCATAATCAACTCCAGCATCTCGCATAATTCTATCATCTACATTAGGAGCAGATGCTCTCATAGCACCAATAGTATTATTTAAAGCTTTACGATTTTCATATCTACTAATCATATCTTGAATACCAGCATTAATTCCACTAAATAAATTATTAATATTAGTTACTTTAGCTTCTCTAATACCATTATCAAATGCTGCTTTTCTATCTATATATTGATTGTATTGTTGAGCATTAAATTGACGAACACTTTGCTGATTACGTCTATCTTGATTAATAAGATTAGTTTCTATATTTTCTTTATTACCATAAAGTTCATTAGCAGCTTGACCAGCAGCATTACGAACTCGTTGTTTACGAGCTAAACTAACACGACTACTAGCAGTATTAGAATCAATATCACGATAAGCTTCAAATTTATCTTCTCTAATTCTATCAAGTTGAGGATTAATATTATATTTAGTTTTAAGTTTATTAGCACTAATAAGAGTAGGTTGACTTGGACCTCTCATTTTATTAATAGCTCTTTTACTAGCAAAATAACTAGCTAAACCGCCAGCAACATTACTACCTAATCCAATCCAATCAGCAGTAGTAAGATTTTTAAATTTACCTTGACCTTTACCATCAGAAAATGTAGTTCCTTTAACAGGAGTATTAGTAGAAACAGGTAAAGTAGTAGGAATACTAGCTTCTACTTTAGGTAGATTACGATTATAAACAGCAGTAGGAGGCGTTTTAGTAGAAATAGATTGAGTTGATTGACTTGACTTACTACGTCCTCCACGGGGGGTCTTCCCGTTAGATTTAGTTTCAGATAAACTTGGAATATTAGTATTATTTGTACTAATACCTTTATCATTTCCATGACTCCAACCAGCTCTAACTAAACCACTAGTAATACCAGCACCATCTTCAAATAAAGGAAGCCTACGTTCTGCATAATATTGAGGACGACGATTTCCATTATCAATATTAAGTTTATTATTATTAGTATTTACATTATTATTTTTAGACCATCTTCCATTTCTAAAAGTATAATCACTTCCAATAATAGTTTCTCCTCTAGCAGATTTATTAATAGGATAAGCAGAAGTTCTATTAATAGTTCTATTAGTTATAGGAACATAAGCTCTAATTTGTTCATCATATTCCCAAGTTCTTCCATGACGATTAATTCGAGTTCCACCAACAGCAAATTTATCGCGTAGACCCCCCGTAGAGGATGGAGAATGAATTAATCCATTCTTAACATTACCGCTAATACTTACAATCATATTTTTTCCTCCAAGTTTTCTAGATTTACGACTATAGCCTTTAGTATATTTACCAAAATGGTCACGAGTATAAGGTATTCCTTTAAATTTATCTGAATTAACATCTACTATATCAATAACTTCAAAACCTTGTTTTCCAACATCACCTGTAAAAATAAAATGTTGATAAGGATTACCTTTATTTCGACTACTTTTAACTAGTTTTTCACTAGTTATAACATTATATTTTTTATGTTCTGGATGAATACCTTTAGATTCAATATATTCTTTTAATTCATTATCAGTGATTCCATTTTTTGCAATTTCTTTATTAATTGCTTTACGATATTGTTTATTAAATTGTTTTTCAACATATTTTCTATAATTTTTAGAAAGCAATTTACCAAGTTTATTATTAACATTATTATAATAAATAGCTTTAACTTCATCCTCAGGTATTTTATCTATGGTTTGATAATCAGTAAAATTATCATCTATATAATCAAGTATTTTATAATCTTTATCATCATAACGTATAGAATAAGTAGAACTATTAATTCCTCTTTTTCGAGCTATATCATAAGCATATTGTAGTTCTAAATAACCATTAGGATTATAAGAATCTGTGTTACTAACTTCACGAGCTATAGTATTATTAATATAATCTTGTTTAATATCACCAGTTATTTGATAACTAGGTTTATATTTTATATTAGGGTCATTAATAATTTTTTTGATTTTATTTGCAATATAATCGCTATAAACTGATTTATTTATTTTATTAACTTTAGAAACAATATCTTTATATGGAATTGTTTTATTTTTACTTAATTCAGTTCTAGCACTCTTACCATATCGAAGTAAATACGGAAGTTCATAATCTGCATAAAGTCTACTTCTTTTAGAATTATCAAAACCAAAATCAGCATTTTTAACCCAATTTTCTCTATTACCTTCAAATTTAATAGGGCGTCTAACAGATACTACAAATCCATCTTTTTCATTACGATGTTTAGCTTTTGCATATCCAATACCTGTATTTAAACTATTAGAAGAATAAATAGTACCTTCTCCATTATATGAAGAATTAAATCCAGCTCTACCAGCTCCTGTATCTGGGGCATAAGTTGAAGCATAATATTTAGCTCTATTTTCAGGAGTAGGTTCAATACCATTTCTTCTAAGTATATTATTTATATTTTCTTCATTACCTGTTTCATGTACACCTCTAATAAAAGTATTATGTTCTAGCAATCTATCTTTAATAAGTTTATCTGCTTGTTTAGGATTTTTTGCAGCAGATAAAGGAATAGGTTCATAACCATAACGAGTATTCCATTTATTAAAAGTTTTAAGAAAAGCTCTTGTATCATCTATATTAGTTTGAAGAGCATCAGGAATATCAATAACTTTTCCGTCACTATCTAATACATTAACAAAATCTTTATATTTACCAATATTAGAAGTTAATTGTTTTTTAGGAGCTTCAAGAAGTTTAGTAGGTTTAACACCAAGAGCTTTTCTACCATTATTAACAGATAAATTATAATGAATATTAGGAGAAATAGAATAATAACTTAAAGCATCTCTACCTTTAGTAATAGCTTTTTGACTTGTTCTAGAAATATTTTTATCTAAAGCAATAGCAACTTTAGTAGCTTTATCGACACCTCTTAAAACTCCAGCGCCACCTAATAGTATATCAAATTCAGGATTAATTTGTTCAAGAGGGGTCATATTAACTTCTTTTCTAGCAGGAACTTTTTCTAAAGTATTATTTACTATTCTATAAGTTTCTGGATAATAAATAAAATCTCCTTGTTTAATACCACTATTTCTAGGAGATTCCATTATAGGAGTTACTCTAGTATTATCACTTTTAGCTACATATTTTTCTTTACCATATTTAGCTTTAGTACCATCATCGTTAATCCCATTTCTATCTTTAAAATCTTCTTGAGCTTTAAATACTTTATTAGGATTAGCTCCACCCATAACTAATTTAGCAGGACTAACACCATTAATAATAGGTTGCGCAGAATAAACTTTAAGTTCATTTCCATTAGTTTCAACAACTTCACCATCTTCTACTTCAATACCAGTTTTATCACTAGGACCAATATCAATACCACCTTGACTATGTTTTCTTCCATTCATATAAAAGAAATTATTACCAAGAGGTTGAGCAATACCACCAGCAACTACGTTTGGTATTTTACCACCAACAGCATATTGCTTTTGAGGAAGCTTTTTTCCATTACTTCTAGGAGTTTGAATAATATTAAATGGAAATGTTGGTCCAAGTTCATCATCACTAGGAAAAGATTCTTTATTAAAATCTTTAACATAATTAATAAGTCTACCAGCAGTATTATTCATTAATTTTTCTCTATTATCTTTAGACACCAAATTGTTTACACCATTATAGAGAAATTCATTACCAAGTCTTATTAAACCAGTAGATTTAGCAACTTTATCATAAGCTCCACCAAGTGGAGGAATACCATTTTGAATAAATCTTCCATTACGAGTAACATTACCTCTAAATGTACTAGGTAAATTACTTATATGAATAACTTTATCTTTTCTAGGCATTTTATATAATATAATGAGAAATTATAATTTGATTGATTTTAAGGCTCTCTGTCGAACGATAGGTTATTAGCCGATTAATAGTTCATACCTGTATATAATAATTCAACAGAGAGCAAAAGACTAGCGTCTATGACCGCCACAGCGATATACATTTAGCCTATCTCGATATACTGATTGAGGCATAACAGGTTGTTGAACAGTACCATTAGTAATCCATTCAGGACGTTCAAGACCAGTTTTAGGAGCACTATAACTAGCTTGGTCAGCTTGTTTAACTTGAATTGGTTGTTGTCCTTTACTGCCAAACATACCACCAATTAAACTTCCAGCAGCACCAATAGCAGCACCAATCCATGCTTTTCTACGTCCACCACATTTATATTTATTAATAAAACTAGAACGTTGATACATAGTCATTGGATTAGTCATTTTATCAGAAGTAATATTAAGTTGCTGTTGACCGGCTTGAAGTTGTTTACGCTGTTCAGCTTCTTGAGCAATACGTTTATTTTCATTAATTTGTTGATTAGCAGAAATACCTTGACCTATTGCAGTACCTAATTCACCAAGTCCTTGAACTCCTGTAATAGAACTAGCAAGATTACCTAAACCGGGAAGAGCATCAGCAAATTCAGTACCGAAACCAGCTTTACGTCGAACTCTACCGCCACATTTAAGAGTAAGCTTATCATTATATTGACCAACATAATCTTGATTAGCATAAGCACTAGTTAAAGCTTGAGCATTTTGTAAAGCATCTTTATGGTCTTGTGCAGCTTGAGCTTCAGCTTGAGCTTTTTCTTGAGCTTTCTTTTGCTTATTACCTTTAATAATACCACCAGCAATACTAGCGGCTGCACCAATAATAGCACCAATAAAAGCTTTTTGTCTTTGTCTATCTCTATACTGTATCATAATTTTCTAAATTGAGTTTGAGCACATTCAAGACTTTCAAATTCAATGCGCTTATTATCTGAATTATTAAATATGAAACGAATTACAAAATAATTACCATATACTCTACGAAGTTTATCACTTACTGTATTAGAATGTTCTTTAATTGCATTACGGAAATAATTAAAGTTATATTGAGTTAGTTCATACCACGGTTTTTTATACTTATTAAATTCATTAAGTTTATCAATATTAATATCTATATCATCAGTATCATTATCTTCATTAAATATACGAAGTATATCACCAGCATAAGGATGTTCTCTTAAATCAACAGGATTATTAATATTATCGCTATAAATAGGAATATATATCTTACGTACTTTATATTTAATAAATTCAAGAAATTTAATAAGTTCATAAGATTCATTAACTATAATATCAATATAACTATTATGAACTAATATAGGTTTATCGCCAACTTCTTGTTTAGATACTAAATATAAACTTCTACTATCATCACCCATGTGAGTATTAAATCTACCATAATTATATTCATTAGTAAATACATGAAGAGGACAATTAAGTCTATCATTGTTATGTTCAGTTTGAAAGTAACATTTAGTTTTAGTAGACCAAGCATTATTAAAATAATAATCATGTAAACTAATAAAACTACCTACTTTATAATTAAAACTAATAACTTCATTATGTGATTCTATAATAGATTCTTTAGTATTAGGATTAATATTATTATAAGTATAATCAAATTTAATTAGAATACGATTATTAAATTTATCATGAGCAAATCTAACTTTATTAGGATGATATTTATCTAGCCATAATTTAATATCTTCATCCATTATTTTAAGTTGACCATCATCAAATTGATAAAGTTTATGAAAATCATCATTATAAAAAATATAACCAAATTCTCCGACTATATATGCTAAATCATCTTGCAGTCCACCATAACCTTTATCACTAGTAAAGACTTCTTTATAATCAACTTCAAAAGCATCAGGTTGATATAATTGAACATTTTCATCTCTAGTTTTAAGTGCAGCACTTATATCAAACATAAACATACTATGTTGAGTATGAACTAAAAGATAATATCCAATTCCAACTAAATTAGTTATACTTCCTTTATTTTCAGTAATATTTTTATAACCTTCAATAGGAAATATTCGCCAAGCATTAACTTCACTTTCATCTTGAATAACATTACTACGTCTTGTAGTTTTATCAAAACGAGTAATATTAATAATATCGTTACGATATTGAGTTAATAGTTTAGGAACATATTGGTCAACATTTCCAATAGGGTCTTTAAATAAATCAACACTATTCTTAGGTTCTACAAATGTACCAAAAGCAACACTTTTCTTGTCAGTATCTTCTTTAATACTAAAAGCTATCTTACTAGGTTCATTATTAAAACATTTACTTTCAAAGAACTTATCATTATAAAGAGGAAACTGAACATAAACATTGAATGGGATATCAAACCAACATGGTTCATCACCACTATAATAATATTGATTATTAGTAGGAGTATATAATTTATAATTACCTTCGTTCATTATAACTCCATTATCATTATAAATAAGAACGCCATCATAAGTCATTCTACCATTATATCCATGTTCAATAGAATAAGTTCCACCATTATAGCAAACATCGTTAAGTCTTACAAGTTCTTTTTCTTTGCTAGTATAAATATTTTTAGTACAATTAAGAACTGTTGCAAGAAACATAGTTTCAGCGTCAAGTAGCAATTCCTTATAATCATCCATTTCAAGAGCAGTTCCTTTTCCAGCTCTACTATCAACAACACTATCGGCAACTACTAATTTATAATTATTAATAGGTTTATATTCATTTCTGCTAATTACACCTATAACTGGCATATTATAACTATAAGGATAAGTAGTATTAACTACCATATCAACTACATCATGTTTCTCTTTATAAGGTTCAAATTTACATTTACCATCAATACGAATAATATTAAAATCATATTTAATACTATCATCAATATCAAATCGACCACTATATAAATAACATTTATCACTAGTAAAATTATTAGCTACAAAACCAGGTTTAGTACCCCAACTACCATCTTGCCAAGTAACATTACTAGCTATATTACAATAATCTTTTCTAGTTAGTAATCCAGTATATCTAGTAATAGGTTCAACTTTTTCATAACTAATAAACCATCCAACATAACCTAATTCTTTAATTTGATTCCATAAAGTAGTATCAATATTAGCACGAATATAAAACTTATTAAAAGTATTATTCATATTATACACAAAATCTCTAGTATGTTCACCACCAACAACTTCAGAATCAAATATTAAATCAGGTATTCTAAATAGTTCATCGCCATTAATATTTTCATAATAACCAAATTTAGCTTCATTATCAACACCAATAGCACCTATTACTTGATTACTACAAGGAGTATAACTACCACTATTTATAACTTGATAAACATATAAATCATTGTATTTATCTTTATCTTTATAATCAATAAAATAATTAGATATAAGAGTATATAGTTCATCTTTATTACTAGCTTCAAGTTCTCCAGAACTATTAAGTAATATATTAGTGGTAGGATTATTAATAGGTTCAGCAGTATAAACTACAATTTTATGATTAGCAATATATCTTTTAACATTAGTACTAATACTAGATATTGGAATATCCCCACTAATAACAGCCCAATATGGAATATTACCATTACCTTGATTATTCCAATTAAAAGTAATTATAGTACAATGAGAACCATCATTAACAATATTATTTATATACTTATCTTTATTTGACAATTTATATCCTCTACTAGCATCACCATATTTATCAACAAAATGAATAAAGAAATTATATACTTCTCCAGGAATAAGAGTATCGTTCTTTTTACGTTCATTAAAATCATAACTAGGTTCAATAATAGAATGAGTAATTCTCATTTTACAATTATCAATATCAAATATAGTATCTCCAAATAATACTTGCCCACTAGTAAATACAGCATCTTCTGTAAATCCAACACCGTTATAAACATAACAAGCTATTTTAACTGTACTAGGTAAAGTATAAACAGATTGATTATTTTCATATTTATAACTTGTAGGAATAATAAAACAATGACAAGCAAGATATTCTTTAAGATTATGGCTACCTCTACTACCTACTTTTATTTTAGTATTATAATTAATTTTTAAATATTCATGAGCTGCAATACCTTGAATAACAGTATCATTAAATAATGTTTTAAAAGTACGAAAAGGATATTGATTATTATTAAATACTTTATCAATATCTTTAATTTGCCAATCAGCAGTACCAGTAATTTGAAGGCTAGCCATTTTAAAATAAGGACCTTTTTCACTAACCGCATTTACAGCAGTATAATCATTATAATAAGCATTAACAGCTTTATTACGAAGTTTTATAGTAATATTTTTAACAGCTTCTTTTAATGTTTTATCATTACTTAAAGTCCTATTATCATTATCAGTATGTTCATTATAATTAGCAATATATACTCTATTTTTATAATTAATAATATTGCCAACATTATAATAATTATAATAATCAGTAGTTAAATCAGAAACACTATATTCAACAAGAATATCTCTACTAAATTTAAAAATATTATTACTTAAATCATCAGTTCTAAATGCTTGAGTACCATCCTTTTTACATACAATAAAACCAAGTTGATAAAGTCCTGAACGACCTCCACTAATACTTATTTCAAAAGTTTGATTACATATATCTTTAGAATCACTAAATGAATCAGTATTACCATAACAATAACCATTTGGTTCATCTTTCGGTTCATAAACATTAGTTTTTCTAAAACAAACTTTATTAATAACTTGTGGTATTATAACATCATTAAAAATAGGAAATCCAATACTATACCATTTAGTATAATTAGTTTTATCAATTTTATAACGAATAAATAGAAAATAAAATCCTTTATAAGCACCACCACTAACATAGTTTAGATTACTAATAGTAGGTAATGTTATTTGAGGAATAATAGACATTTCAGAATCAGGACGGTCAGAATCTAAATCAATATTAATAGTTTTAAGAGGAACATCAACTGAAGCATTATTTTCTGCAATAGCTATAATAAGATGATTTTTAACATTATAAGTATATGTTCCTTTAATTTTTCCACCATTATATTTCCAATTACTATTTACTCTATAACAATTATCAGCTTGTTCATTATATCTATAAATATAAGAACTATTAGAATCAGTATTAACAATAAATAAAATAAGTTCAGTACTAGTAGGAATAACACCAACTATTTTAAAATTATTAATACCATCTTCATGAATAGCGTTAGCAATTACTTTACAATCTTCAAGCCCTTCTTCATTAACAATCATCCTTTCATCATTACTTACTTTAACATTTTTAGCAGCAACTAATGAATAAGGTACACAATCACCCGGATGTTTATTAAGACTAAGTTTCTTTTGTATATTCATAATTATTTAGGAAAAGTAAAGTTATAAAAGAACTCATTCCAACCACTATCATCATCACTTTGTTCATCTAATAAAATACTAGTCTTAATATCTTTCTTCATACTTTCCCATAGATAGAAAGGATTAGTTCCATATTGACTAGCAGAAAGATTAAATACAGGATGTTTATATCCTCTCATAAGCATACGAGCCATACAATAATAAGCAAGACCTTGAATTAATTTACCATTAGCAGGTATAACAGGAACTTCACAATGATAATTATCACTATATTGAGTTTCAATATCTTTATAAACAACTGTTATACAAGTATCATTAAAATTAAGTTCAATAGTATTACCTCCAATAAGAATATAATTATGATTTGACTTATCATATCCTCCACGGGGGGTCTGACAATGAGAATGTACTTCATGTTGGCATCTAGGACATTCAGTATTATTATGAAGTGTATAAACAACAGGATTACATCCTATTTTACCAGTATCAATAACCTCTCTAGTTCTAGAACCATTAGGACAACAATCATCAGGCATACCAAGATAGTCTTTATTAGTAGCACGCTCCGGACTTTCGTCCTCCGCTTGACCCCCCGTAGAGGATGGAGTAGATTCAGTATCATTACATCTATACTTACTACTATCAGCTCTAGGTACTTCACAACCATTACTATCATATACTTTAAGACCGTCATCAATAAGACAACATTTACTTTTAGCTATCTTATTAATGACGGTTAGTTTCATTTTCTTATCAACTTTACGAAGAACTTTAAGTTCATTCATAGCATCAACACACCAAGCAGGAACTCTAGGAATCCAATCGCTATTATCTGGATTGAAATCATTATCAAGTTTACCAATAATATGTTCTATTGTAATCGTTTTATTATTTGCCATAATATTAGTTTTTATATCTAGTTTTATTACCATTATTATGTGCTCCACGTTCATACTTTTGTTGATTAACATTTCTAATATATTTAAATGGAGCATTAGGTTCTCGTTCAAGATAAACAAGAAGTTTACTTCTTAATCCTAGTTTAAGATTAAAAATATCATCAACAGTTTTACATTCAGAATTAAGTTGTTTAGCATCTTTACCACGAAGCTCTCTATTAATATAATTAGCATACTTAAATTTAATAGCACTATAACTATGAGTTCCATTATTAATAAGTTGTATTTCATAAAACTCTTTATTAGTTTTATAAACTACATAAGGAATACCATCATACTTAAGTCCACGAATCTTATATATCTCAGCTTCTTCTTTATCATAAGGTTTAAGACCAGCATCAATAATTTCTTGTTTCTTAAGTCTAGTAGCGTTCCAATCAACATAAGTATCTCTAGGTTTATCTCTATATCTCCAAAAATTAATAACTAAATCACCAATTTCATATTTAAAATGATAAGCATAACCTTCAAGAACACATTTATGAACACCATAACTATAATATCTATGAATGTATTTCTTATAATCAGTAAAACTTAATTCAGAACGTCTTATAGCAAGTTTAAGAGCAATAATATAATCATTTGCTTTTTTAGCTAAATTACAATAACGCAAAAGTTGGAGAAGAACAATACGTCTTTCTCCAACTGTATAACTAAGCCTATTATTAATTAATTGCTCTAATTTATTAATTAGTTCTATATCATCATTAAGAAATTGAAACCCATATTCATTAAGATTTATTTTTAAATCATCTTTAATAACTTTATTTTTACTTTTAATATAAGAACGGCAATCAGCCTTCATCTTATTTATAAGTTCAAGTTCTTTATTATATTTTGCCATATCATCATTAGAAGTTTCAATAAACTTTTTATAGTAATGACTAATATCTATATCTTTAATCATAATTTATCTAGTTACAAGATTATCAATAGGAGTTTCATTTGTTTGACGAGGAACTTCAATAAGATTACGTTTAAATACAATCTCTTTAAGAGCTCCAATCATATCTTCAGGAATAAGAAATTCATCATCATCGTATTTAGCCTCATCATCAATAGGGTCATAATTTACATCTTTAGCTTTTTCAACAGTTTCAGTAGGAACAAGATAAGGAATTTCAAAAGGAGATTCAATAATAATAGAACCTATATTTTGAAACCAATCTTTATTATTACTAAAGAAATAAATATAACCATTAATATAATCATAAACAGGAAGATTACACATACCTGCAAGATAATGATAAAACTTAGCACTAGCTTCTTTTGCAAATGGTATTTCTATCCCAGTATGTCCGGTAGTTCTAATTGATTGGAAAGGTAAGTTATTAATAAGTCTAACTGGTTTTGGAACTTCTTGTTTAGTACGTTTAATTGCAGGAAGTCCAAGAGTTTGACTATTATATAAATCACCATCAGGAACATTAACAATAGAAACACGAATACGTTGTTGCAAACCTTTATCAACATATTTATGATTTTCATAACTTTTACGAATTAGTTCATTACGACCATGAAGAATAGCATATCGAAGATTACGTCTAAGAGGAATACTATTAGGATTGCCAACAGCATGAGCAAATTCACTAACTAATTGATTAAGACTAGCCATATTAAGATTGACTTGAATTTTCTAATTGATGAACTCTTTCTTCAAGCTCATTAATCTTATCAGAATATGTTTCAACTTTAGCTTTAAGTTCATTAACTGTATCAACTAATTCATTATGCTTTTGTTCTATAACTTTAACTTTTTGTTCAAGTTCAGTATTATTAGTATAATCAACAATAGAATTTAATAATTCAATTAATAATTTTCTATCTTTATTAGATATATCACTATTTAAACAGCATATAGTTCTAATAATATCATCTTTAAGTTTATTTTTAGCCATAATATATTATATTTGAGGTTTAATATTTTCTTTTCTATTTTTAGTATAAATACGCCAATCATATTTAGTAATTTTAAAATTAATAGGAAAATGATTAAGTCTATGTATAGAATAAAATAGAGTTTTATCTCTACTATCAGCATAATAAGCTTTGTCATTTCTAATAAAATTAATTCTAAAATACTTAGCATAATTAATAACTTGAATTATTCTAACGTATTTATTATAATATTTAGCAATATTAGTTCTTTTACCATCCCAATTAGAATATCTAACACCTGTAAGACTTTGAATTTTATAAAGAAGATTTTTAGTATTAGCGTGTTTAAGCCATCCATAATAAGCACACATTCTAATTTTAAATTCTTTTCTATCAATTTCTCTATTTAAATAACTATTTACTAGTCTTATAATTTTATATTTAATAGATTTTCTAATTAGAGTATGAGTATGATAAAATACATAACCAACAAAATTAATTCCTCTACTATCAACAGGATATATTTGATAATTATCTTTAACTTTCAATCCAATAGTATGAACATATAACTTAATATAAATAAGAACTTTATGAAGAAAATCTTTATCATCACTTAGAATAACTATATCATCAGCATAACGATAATAAAATTTGCATTTAAGTTCTTCTTTACATAAATGGTCAAGTTCGCTAAGATAAAGATTAGCAAAGTATTGAGATAGATAATTACCAATAGGAACTCCAACACCTTCTTTTCCAGTTAATTTAGAAGAAGTATTACGAACACTATCAGTAGAATCAATAATTTCATCAAGAATAATTAGAAAATCTTTATCTTTAATCTTTTTTCTAATACATTCTTTAAGACCGTTATGAGGAATACTAGGATAGAATTTTTTAATATCTAATTTAAGACAATATGTAGTTTCATTAGGATATTTTCTTAAATCTCTTTTAAGATTACTTGCACAAAGATGAATACCTCTACCTTCAATACAACTATATGTATTATGAATAAAACTTTTTGTCCAAATATCTTTTACAACATTCATTATAGCATGATGAGCAATTCTATCTGGATAATAAGGAAGTCTATAAATTATACGTTCCTTTGGTTCATATATTTTATAAAGACTATATTTAGAAGTTTTATATTTAAGATTAAATAGTTTATCTACTAAATCTTCATTTTCATATTGTCTATTTTTATCATGTTTATTAATACCATATTTCTTATTTTTATTCTTTCTTGCGTTATCATCAGCAACTTCAATATTTTCAATAGTACATAGTTTATCATGCAAACCATTATATCTTTTCATATTTATATAATTTATATAAGAGCCTTCGTGAATATCACTACCAACACTTTTAGTTTCTAAATAACGTTATCTTTTACCAAGAGGTAAGGTTATACTTCCCAAAATAATATTTATATTAGTTTTATACTTATTAGTTTCAGGAATTATATAAAAGAAGCCGACATTAGCATTAGAATCTGACTGAACTCAATTAGAATTAAAGTTACTAGAGCTAGCTTTAGAACTGTTATTAGCGTTACTGCTAAGCAGAAGCACTGTATCTAAATGTCAATCATTCTAAGAAATATAACCTTAAATAATATCATAATAAACTGTTGTAGGAGTAGTATCGAGAAATACAAAAACAGAAAACAAATTAATTAACCAACTACTCCTAGCAACAGTTCCACGTGGACTTATTTAATCAAGTTTAACAGTAGTAAAGAAGCCGACATTAGCACCAGAATCCGACCGAACCCAACCAGAATAAAAGTAACCAGAGCCAGCCCCAGAACCGTCATGAGCGCTACCGCCAAGCAGAAGCACACGAACAGCTTTATCTGTATCTTGTCCATTACTACCTCTTATCCAATTATAATCAGCTTTTTTATTACTTCCAACTTTATTAGGAATAAAATAAACTCCTCTTTGAAAATCAAATTCAGTAATAAAATCATTAGTATTAGCTTGATGCCCAATTAAATAACATTTTTCATTAACATTATTTTTTGTAACATCAGAATGATTAACTCCTTTTTTAAGAAGATATACTGTATTATAATCTTTATCTTTATTAATAACAACTATATCTCTAATAAATGTCCATATATCACCAAAAAAGTTTAGAATACCACGATAAACAGCAGGATAAGTATTTAAATTACTTCCATCTGCATTAAAATTTCCTAATTCATAATGGTCACCGTTTGTACTACCATTACCAATATTATGTTCAGCAGTCCAATAAGTTTGTACAATAGGATTATTGCCATTAAAAGCTGTCCATCTATTCCAATTTAAATTTGTAACACCAGCACCAAGACCACCTTGTTTAAATCCATCACTAGTTAAATTAGTATTAAGCGCAGCTTGATTATCAAAATTAGCATACTCAATATAACAAAGCGCTTGTATAGCACAATATTCAAGATAATCAATCATTGTAATCCAATCACCACGATTAGCACAAAATTCATTTGCTTTATCATAATTAATGCCAGTTCTAGGTCTACCTTGTAATTTAGTAGCAACAACAGAAGAACTTTTATTTCCTCCTAAATATCTAGTATCATCATGTTTAATACAAGCACTAAATACTTCTTCTTTACCATCTTCTCTAGTTCTAGTCATAGTTTTGGTATGACTTATAATAAAAGGATGAACTCTAGTAAATGTTCCATCAATGTTAAAATCACTTATCCAAAGTTGATACTTAGTACCAGTATCTTTAACACACATATAAAACTCTGGAACTCTTACCCCAACATCGCCATCACTTCCATCAAGAGGAGGAATAAAACCATTTTCAAGAGGTTTAGCCCAGCCCGTAGGATTAAGGAAATAACTGATTTTCTTTTCATTATAGACACAACCTTTAAGTCTATTTTGAATAGGAAGTTCTCTATGAAATTTAGCATTACCAATTCTGATTATATCATTATCATCTTTAGTCCATTCAATACCATAAGCAGCATTTTCAAAAGTAGGAATAAATGCAGTAGAACCCCAAGCAGGATTTCCTTGTTCATTAATAATTAAACTATCTCCTTTAGATACTCCATCTAAATTAGGTAGATGTTTAAGTCCTTCTGCAAGTTCATTTAGTATATGCTTGTTAAATCTTAACAAACCATTATACATTTCTACTAAATTAAAATTCATATTAAGCTTGTTCTAGAGCATCAACTCGACTATCAAGAGAATTAATATTATTAGTATTTTGATTAACTTTAGTTACAAGTCCTTGAAGAGCAGTAATTATAGTATCGTTTTTAGTATCATTACTAGTTTTCATAGCATTAATTGCAGCAACTATATCCGTATTCGCTTTATTAATAGTAGAATTAACAGTATCAAGTTTAGCACCAATAGTAGTTTTCATACTATCAATAGCAGATTTAATACTATCTAATTTAGCATCAATTTTGTCAAAACGATTATTAAGAAGAGTTTGAGTTTCATCTGATTCACTTTTATGTTGATTTTCAAATTCATCAAATTCAGCTTTAACCATTTCATGCAATTCAGTAATCTTTTGACTAATCTCATCAAGATTAACTATAACATTATTTTCTCCAAGCTCATCATGTTCTTTATTACCAGAAATACTAAGTTTAAGATTATTAATAAGTTTATTAATAGCATCTAACTTATAATTAACTCTTTTATCATCTTCCATATCTTTAGAATTTAGTTTGTTACAAATATAAATTATATTATTAATAACAAGTAGTTTAACAATATTATTAACATTTTTTAATTAAGCAGTTTTAGAACTATTAATACCTAGATATTTAGTCCAAGTATAATGTTTACGTTTACTAATATAATTAAGATTATCATCATTAATATGAGCTTCTTCTTCAAAACTTACATCTTTATAAGCATCATGTTGTTTAATATGAAATAGTCTTATAATAAGATATTCAATACCATACCATATATAGAAAAAGATATATAACATTTCTTTCATTTGTTCTGTATGAATAGCTTCATGATTAAGTTCTCTATTACTTAATTCTCCTTTAGTAAATACAATACCAAAAAGATTAATAGCTTTATAACCACCAAAAGGAAAATGTTTAGTCTTAATAACTCTCATAACTTTACTATTTTAAATTTTAATATTGTAAATATTTATGTACGTTCATAGAGTCACTTTTTAGGCTCATAACAAGACTTTCATTAAATCATGTACAGTTAATCAGCTAGGTTTAAAACTAGCCAAATTCGGCAAGCTATACTCCCCGTAGAGGATATAGCGGGCTTGAATTAGTCAATCAAACCTAGCTAATAATTATTATACAATATCAACCAATAGTATTATCAATATCTTTATAACCAATTCCAAGTTTCTTTAGAATAGGACTAACAACCCAACTCCAAAACACAGGAGCAAGTACAGCACTATTAACAAGCATAATAGTATTATCATACCCAGATGCAATATAAATCATAGCCATAGTAAAAATACTTATAACTAATACACATCTTTTTTGCCAAGTAGGAACTTTATTATCACCATTAAAGTAATCAATAACTTTAATAATAATATAAGTTAGAATATTAACAATAAACATAAATCCAAAATCAAAATTACTAAGAATTCCATCTACAATTACATCAATAAATTTGTCCATACTAAAATTTAGATAAATAAAAAAGGGAACTATCCGAAGATAATTCCCTTTTACAGTTTTACAATAATGATTAGTTATTCATGTGGAAATATTCCCATACTTTATCACCATCAAAATCTACATCTTTAAACCAAAATGTAATAGCACTTTCAAACACTTTATTATCTATATTACCACCAAACCATTCTTCAAATAATTTAGCATAATCATGATATTGAGCATTAATTGCAACATAAACATCGCAAGGTTCAACATCATTAGACAATACTTCTTTATAGCGTTCACAAATCTCATGAGCTTTATTTATATCATATTTTTCACCAACATATTTCTTGTTGTCTTTAACATGATACATTTGTTCTACAACTTCTTTGGCTTCATATTCATCAAAATGATATTCACCATCATTGTATCCACCACTCATAAGCATAGTTAAAATCTTTTCTTCTCGGTCATTTTTATTAGTAGAGCGACCATAAGTATCGTAAGTATCATAGCCAATACGATTTCTCATGCCACCTCTACCACCACGACCACCTCGTCCTCCACGCGCATCAAGAAATTCACGAAATTCATCAAGAATATTTTGATTACCGCCACGACGATTACCAACATGGTAAGGTTGAATGTAAGGCATTTCTCTCATAATATTACTTTGTTTTTAAACTGATTAATGATTCTTTTAAAATTTCTAAATCAGTTTGATTAAGAGCAACAATTTTATTCACATAAGGAACTTCAAGAGATATAATACCTTTAGAAATATTACCGCCACCAATAAAAGGTATATCAAAATTAAAATTATCAATATTATTAATAACTTCCATTTCTTCATCAAATATACCTTCAATATCAATCATACCATCTTTATCTGCAATAGGTCTTAAAAACTTATCAAAACTATTAATATTATTAGTAATCGCTCTTTTAGCTAAAGGAATTAAAAGTCTTATAGCTGGAGAACTTTCACCCATAGATACTAATTGTTTAATAATATAATCTTTAATAACCTCTTTAACATTACCAATTTCAACCATAATATTACTTCTTTAAAAATTCTTCATAAGTTAAATTAGGATTAGTTTTACTAGCTTCTTTAAAAGCTTTAAATAATTCCATTTCTTTGTTAGTAACTTCAACAATTTTACTTTTAAGCAACTTAACAAGTTTAAGTTGTTCTTCAAGTAAATGTTTACCATCTTCACTAGCTTCGATTTTTCCTCTAACTAAATTAAGAACTTCTGCTTGAACCATACTTTGTAAAGCATTATAGTTATTTACATAATCTTGGTTACTAAGAAGCATATTTTGTTGTTCTTGTGTAAGTGGTGCAATTTCAGCATCAATAGCATCCCAAATTCCTTGAGTTGGAACTTGCTGATTTTGAGTTGTACCATTATTTGCATTAGGAATAGCATTACGACGATAAGCTTCATTAATTGCTTGTTTTTGACTTTGAAGAAAAGCAATTTGTTCATCAATGCTATTAGTCATTTTTTCACTAGGGTATAGTAAAGGGTCACTATTACCTAGTATGAATTGAGTAACAGGTATCATATCTCTTTCAATTTTATGTTCTTAATCAAACTTAGTAATATTACTGAGCAGGAGTTCCACTAGCAGGTTGAGTAAAACCACATGGTAAACATCCACAAGCATTACGTCCAACTAGACCAGTAACAGTAGGTTCATTTGGAAGAGTAACTACACCATAGATAACATTACAAGTCTTTCTATCAGTATAGTTGATACCAGCCGTAAACATCTTTTCCATTTCGCATTGGATAAGTTTATCTTGATAAGGACGAATAGCTTTAGTAACAGCCAATTCAGCTTTCAAATCAGATAACTCTTTACGGATATCATCATCAGCATCACGAGTATATTTGTAAAGATTAAAATGGTCAGTGTTATTTTTCTCAATAAGAGCATCAGTACGATTACGTCCATCAATATAAACACCAAACAATTCACTATTAAGACGTTCTCTATCTTCAAAACGTTGATTCTGTTGAGTCAAAGCCCATTGATAAAGACCACCTTGAAGAGCTAAAGTATCTTCACAAGATTTTTCCCATGCTTGAAAAGCAGTAGGGGCACCGCTTCCACTACCAGCAGTAGCACCAAGTACATTAATGTTAGTAGAACCATCACCTAACATTCCACCACCAGCACCACCTAAAATACTAGCAGGAGTAGAACGTCTGTTACCAAACAAAGCCAAACCGCCAAGTGCAGTACCGATAATACCAAGGGTTAAACCTGCATTAGCTTTACCGTTTACATCACGACGATTACCACCGTCATAATTCATTCCAGCACCATTGTAGCCCTCTGGAACAACTTTCACTTTTTCAATTACTTGCATAATAAATTAAGGTTTAAGTTAAAAAAATAGATTAATACTTGTAGTTTGAACTACATAATCTATAACGCTTAAACCGTTATCTTTGTTTGGTAATTAACATTATTTTAACTTTCAATAGGACTATATATTGTCAATTCGCCAATTTTGTTAAGTTTAGTATATTTTATTTCACCTATTGAAGTCTTACCATCATCAGCTTTACCGCCTTGTGTACCAACATAACATTGAATAATTTGTTGTCCTCTAAATTCAGAATTACCTGCAACAAAACCAAATCTAAATTTATAGTTATCAGTATAATTATCATTATAAACAGTGTTATCTTCATTTAACAAAACTGTATGATATTCATAACTATAATTATCATCACTAGTTATATTAAGAGTTGGCTTATCAAGAGTTAAAGGAGTACCAGTTATATTGACTTGGTTATTCCAAACTTTATATTTATCATTAGGTTTATTTTCATACCAACAATAACCATCATTATGAATATAACCACCGCCATGACGAATTATTTTAATATTATCTAAACCAATAATTTTATCATTAACAGAATTAATTCTAAAATATTTTACTTCATTATTAGATTTAGCAACTCTTTTAATAACTTCACCATACCAACATTCTTTATAACCACCATGTCCATTAGGCATATTAATAGTTCCATCAGCCAAAGGAAAAATAAACATTCCTCTATTATCAACATCAATTTCATTATTTCTTAATTGCCAAGCATGAACAATAACTCCACCTTTATAAGCAGTACATTCAACAGTAACATGACCTCTACTCAAACTTCCAAACCAATTAGCACAAAGATTCATTTTCATTATATCAGGCATTTTATCTTCAAGGTCAATCATAGATTCAATATTAAACATAACACATTCAGCACCTGAGTCAGTATTATCACCACCCCAATATAGATAAGGAATTTGACTTAAATTCCAAGACCAACCAACAGCTACATAGTTTAAGCCATTAATAGGAGAATTAACATAATATGATTTAGTGTCCAAATCTCGACCATCATCACTACCCCAAATATATCTAAGTTGGACACTAGTAAAATCACTAAAATGAATAACAGAAGTAGGCCAAATATGATTAGCACCATCATAAACATGAGCAATATTAGTTTGACCTACTGTACGCTTCTTAAGAGGTTGAGCAATTCCTCCTTGACGTCCAAGAGTTAAACTCATTATTCATCAACAATATTATAAGTCATTCCAGCAACTGGGGTAATAGTTGCATATTGAGTAGCAGTACCTGTCCAAATTGGAAGACTAAGTTTATTATTATTTGCGCTAGGCATAGTCATATTAACTCCGCAGCCATCATTAATAGCTTTTTGAATCTTATCAAGATTAACACTATTAGTAATAGTTTGATTTATTTCTTCTTTAAAGTTATTAAATGTATCATTAGTAACATATCTATTAAGTAAATTATTAACTTCTTCTTTATTATAAGTTTCAGATTTAGTATAATAATTTTTAAACATATTATTAATTTCTTCTTTAGTATAACTTTCCATAGAAGAAGTATCACCCATTACTCTCCATTCAGTACCATTCCAATAACAAATCTTTCCATTACGATATTCAATTTGTCCTTTAGCCCAATTACTACAAGTTACATTAGGAAGATATTCAGATTCTTCGCCAACCATACCTGTAAGTTTACATTTATTTAAATCAATAGTACCATTTTCAATAATACCACCTTCAAATACAAGTTCACAACCAACAGGCATTGTAATAGCTTTACCACTTAAATCAAAAGCATAACGAATAATATAACGAGTATTTTGTTCGTTAAGCATATCTTGAGTAAGAACAGCTTTATAATTAAGATAAATATTATTCTTAACTTGAACTAAAGTTTCTTCATTAAAATAATATTTAATATTATCTACTGAATTAACATATATAATACCAAGTCTTGGACGTTCATCAGAAAGACAAGTATTATAAATATTATAATCTTCACTATTTCCATAAACAGGAGTGTTGACTCCCCGTAGAGGATGAACTCTATCAGTAGGTTCTACAATAGTCCATCTAGTATAATAATTATAAAATCCAACTCCATCATTAATAGTCTTAACTCTAAGAACAAATAATTTATGATAAGTATCATAATAAATACCAGCAGTATTACCTAAATCTGTTCTAATAACTTCATATTTATCAGTATTAAGAATTATTTGACCATATTGTTCACAATAAGTATCATCAAGAAAACCATCAAATAAAAGCTGTTCTGCATTACTAGCATCATCCTCCACGGGGAGTAAGACCTTGCGAATTATTTTATATCCTTTACCACTTTTATATTCAGGTTCATAAGGTCTATCTTTAAAACTAAGACGATTAACATTACAACAACCTGGACTTAATCTAATAGTAATATCTTCTTCATCAGGATAATTAATAATATTAACTTTACCATCTCCTGCAATCATTTGTTTAAGAGCTTCATTAAGCATATCCCAATCAATAGTTCCATTAGCAATTGGAATCTTAGCACCATTCTCTTTAAGATACTTTTCACTAAGAATTTTTGTCCAATTATCATCAGAAACCCAACTAGTTTCAACACCAGCTTGTAGATTACTACCTATATAACTTTCAGTTATAGAAAGATTATGTTCAGCGTCATAATAGCTAATAGTAAGACTATTACGTCTAAAAATAGCAGGAACAGCTTTACGAGTATTAACTCTAGTTCCTTGATATGGAATCCATAAATGATTAAACCTAGAAAGAACAACAGTTAAATCATTGTTTGTATCTTTGTCAAGAATATTTTGAAGATAAGTAATAGGAAATACTTTATCATAACTATTCTGACCTAGTTTTTCATATAGTTGTTTATTGTTCATAATTATGTGATTAATTTAAATAACTTTAATGAGTAAATAAACAATATAAGCATTAATAATATTGTTATATTAAATAGTATTCTTATCATATTAATTACCAGTACCTTTAGCTATAAATACTCTAAATTTTAGTTCAGCATATTCAAATGTAACTTTACATAGATTAATAGGCAATGTTTGAATGTAACTTGTTACAAATGTTCTTATAACAGTTTTATCTTCTTCAAGACCAACACTAGTTTTAGTATGTGTATTTATATCAGTAAAACCAGTTAATTTACAAGCATCATTAGGATTATTATTTCTTATTAATTTTACAGTTATACTTCTACTAGTCATCATATTTGATGTACTAAATAGATATAAATATTGTTCACCACTACCAGCACAACCTTCAGTTATAGTATTATTATTATATAATTTTGTTCTAGTAACATTATTAACATTAACAGTAAAAGGTTGGTCTTTTTGTTCAAGAATTTCATTACACCATATTTGCCAATATAATCTAGGGCGTCTAACATATAAAGTAATAATTATATTATTATTAGTTATATATTCTGCTGAATATTCTTCTTCATCAGCATTAGCTTTAGATATTATACTAAAACTACCGTAATAAGAATTATCAGTATCTTTATGTAATAAGGTACTAGCATTGAATGAAATATCTTTATGACGGTCAATACTACCATAAGATTCAGAAGAAATAACATTACCTACATTATTCCATTTATAACTTTCAGTAATAATAACTTTAAATCGAATATTATACTTAACTGCTCCATTATAATTTCCATTATTATCTCTAGCATTATTAATATACACAGAATTATTAATTGCTTCAACATAATCACTTGCCCCGTCATACAAAAACAATACTTTTGTAGAAGAAGTTATATTTGTTTTAACACCAGCAGATTGTGTAATATTAATAGATTTACTAACTCCACTATAAGTTGCAGTAACAGTTGTACTTCTACTTGTTGTAGCAGTTCTATTACCATAAGTAAGTTTACTACCGCTAGTAGTACCACTTAATGTACCATCTCCAGATTTACTTAATGTAGGACTACCATTTTCAGTTTCAGGAAAATTCTGTCCAACCCCATTCCAAGTATATTGTCTACTACGAACAGCACTACAAGTAATAGTAGAACTACCTCCAGCAGCAGCAATATTAGTAGGACTAGCAGAAATACTTACTGACCATCCAGACCAACTACCATAAACTTTACTACCTGCTCTTTGTTCAATATCGCAAAAATTAATAGCACCATTATAATTTGCAGTAACTCTAGTTCTTCTAACACTTGTACTAGTATTATTACTATAACTTAAAGTACTACCACTTAAAGTTCCACCACCACTTCCTGCACTAAGACTTGGAGTAGCATTTTCTGTTTCAGTTCCACCTGAACCTGCAACGCCATTCCAAGTCCAAGTACGAGAACGAGAAGCACCATAATAAATAGTAACAGAACCGCCTGATGCTGCAACAGTATAACTACTAGCATTACAATATACAGACCAACTAGACCAACTTCCATACGATTTACTACCAGCAGATTGATTAATAGTTATATCTTTAGTTACACTATCAATAGTTGCTCTAAATACAGAACTACGGGAACTAGTAGAAGTATTATTACCATAACTAACAGTAGAACCACTTAAAGAAGCAGCACCATTAACTTTACTTAATGTTGGAGAACCACTAGCATTTTCAGTATAAGTTGTTCCTGTACCATTCCATTGCCAAGTACGACTTCTAGTAGCAGAAGTAGATAACGTAGCATTTCCACCAGCAGCAGCAATAGTTGTTACATTAGCACTTAAACTAATAGACCATGCTCCCCAACTACTATAAGTTTTAGCACCAGCATTTTGAGTTACAGTAGTATCTTTAGTTACAGAATCCATTGTAGCTCTAATAACTGTACTTCTAGCACTTGTAGAAGTATTATTATCATAACTTACTTTATTACTAGCAAAAGAACCAGCTCCACTAACTTTACTAAGAGTAGGTGTTCCAGTTCCTGTTTCAGTTCCACCACTTCCACTAACTCCGTTCCATGTCCAAGTTCTTGTTCTACTTGCAGAAGTAGTTATATTTGAACTACCACCACTAGCAGCAACATTTCCACTATTAGAAATATTAACTGTCCATGCAGACCAAGCACTATATTGTTTAGCTCCAGCAGATTGACTAATAGTTATATCTTTAGTAGTAGAATCAATAGTAGCACGAATAACAGTTGATTTACTACTAGTACTAGTATTATTTCCATAAGTAACTTTAGGACTAGTCCAACTACCACTTCCGCTAACTTTACTTAATGTTGGAGAACCGTTTCCAGTTTCAGTACCACCTGAACCGGCAACACCATTCCATGTATAACTTCTAGTTCTACTAGCACTAGTTGATATAGTAGCAGTACCACCTGTTGCACCAATACTAGTTTTATCAGCACTAATATTAACTGTCCAAGCTGACCAATTACCGTAAACTTTAGCTCCAGCAGATTGTGTTATAGTAATAGACTTAGAAACACTATTGCTAGTAGCAGTTATAGTTATACTACGACTATTTGTTGTAGTATTATTACTAGCAGTAACAGTTTTACCATTTAAAGTAAATCCACCAGCACTACCACTAAGTGTAGGTGTAGCAGTTTCAGTATCAGTATGTGTAGTACCAACACCATTCCAAGTCCAAGTACGAGAACGACTAGCATTAGTAGTTATCGTAGATGAACCACCACTTGCACCTATCGTTTGCGTGCTTGCCGAAATAGAAACAGCCCAAGCAGACCACGCTGAATATACTTTCGCGCCTGCCTGTTGCGTTATCGTAATCGTTTTGGACAATCCTACATAACTAGCTGTAAGTGTCGCTGAACGAGCTGAAACGCTCTCATTTGATGTAAATTTTATTTGATTTCCACTAAGACTAGCACTACCACTAATACTAAGAGTAGGAGTAGCAGTTTCACTATAAACAGTACCAGTGTTATTCCATTTATAAGTTCTACGGGCAACATTAGCAGTAATAGTTCTAGTACCGCCTTTAGCTTCAACACTAGTTCCATCAGTTTGTAAATCTAATACCCAATCAGTATAAACTTTAGCACCAGCAGCTTGATTTAAAGCTGCACTAACTTCTTTAGTTTGTTTATTTTCTAAAGTAAATACAACACTTAAAGTTCCACTTTTAGTATTAGTAGATTCATTATTAGGTATAGTTAATACATTATTACTTATACTACCTAAAGTAGTAGAACTAGTAAAACTAGCAGTAAGATTAACAACAGTTTCAATCCAAGTTCCTGCATAAGTAGAACCTTTGGTTATACTCCCCGTGGAGGATGCATAGTCAGTTCTCTTATATCCACTCTTAACAGAACTAGTAGGAAGTTTTAAATCATAAACACCACCAGTATTAGCTATATTACTATTAACTACTGTCAACGTACTAGTATCATATATACTAGCTTTACTACCTTTAAACGTAACAGTATAACTATCTTTAGCTTCTGTATCATCAATTAATACAACTAATTTACCATTAGTTATAACTCCTTTTTCTATTCCATCAAATAAAACTTTAACTCCATCAGTAGGAAAAGTAACAGTATAAGAAATAAATCTTTGTTCCCATTCTAATTCTACATTATGAGTTATAGGTAAATAACCACTGTTACCACTAATAGTTTGAGATTTATAATGTTCAGCAGTAATATTAGCAGTATAATCAGTCTTAACAGGAATAGTAAATACAAATTTAGTATTATTTTCACTTATAACAGGAGTATAACCATTAATAGTAACAGTTCCGGAAACATTTAATTTAAATGTAATAGTAACATCTGTATTTTCAGGATAAACAAGTTTAGAACCTTGATATATTTCAAATACATCTATACTACCAAGTTTAATATCATGTATTCCAATATCTCCTTGATATATAGCCATAACTTAAGCATCTGATTTAACTATATAAGTAGTATTGTTATCTTTTTGTGCAATAGCTGCATATTGAGTAGCAGTGCCAACCCATATTTTAGGATTAACTATCGGTTCAATAGTAAGATTACTTAATCTATAAAGAGTTTGGTCAACTATTTGAATAGTATTATAATCATAATTACCATCATTACGCAAGGCTACATGATTTATTGTATTGCTATTACTCCATTGTATAGTTATAACATCACCAGTATATCTAATATAAAATTTACCATAGGTATTATTATAAAATACAGAATTAGGTTTACCAATAGCAGCAATAAATCCATCAAAATTAGTAAATATAGTATTTATAGCATTTAATACTTCAGTAGGAGTACCATCATTAGTTAATAACATAATAATAGTATTAATATCATAAGATTTAATAATTTGATTACTATTTATAGCTACAAAAGTATTAATACTTTTAGTTTCTTCACCTCCAACTCTAGTTAAACCTTTATCCCAACTTAAATCAATTTTATTAATTCCACCGCCATTAGGAGAAAAATAAGTAATCGTAGCACTAATGCTATTATTACCTATATCAATTCTATCAAAATTAATTCTACTATTGTTATTATCAACAGCAATAATACTTCCGCCTTTTAATAATATTTCTTTTACTTCATCAAAAGTTTTATCACAAGTAAAATCTTTTTGTCCATTAATATATATTCCAGTAGGAACAGTAACAACTACACCATAAACAGGAATAAATCCTTCAGGTGTGCTTTTATTTTCATATAATTGTTGATTAATATCTTGCATAACTTTATAAACTTTAAATGGTGGCACTTATTCAGTACCACCATGATTAATATTAAGTTGTTTTCTTTTTAATAACAAGTTCATAACCGGCAGGAATTAAAGCTTTAATAGCATCAGCAATAGCTTTATCAACTTCAGCTTTAGTATAAGTATTTTCTACTGTTGGAACATCATTAAACTTATTATTAATTTCTTCTTTAGTATAAACATTATTACTAAGTTCAGTAATTTGATTAGGTAAAGTTTCATCAAGTTTAACTTTATCAGCAGCAGACATAACTCCAGATTCAGTTTTACTAACAATAGGAAATGTTATACCATCATTAAAAGGTTTACTTTCATAAACATTTGTTGTATTATTAAATTCATAATGATGTGAACCAATTATGATATTTCCACCAGATGACCTAGATAATTTAATTTGTGTACTAGGAATATATTTAGGTAAACTATTAACAATATCAGTAGTTTTCTTACCTTTACCGCCATCATAAGCAGTACCTATAACTTCACCTAAAGCTAAAGTTTCAGATATAACTGCATATTTAGTTCCAGACCAACGATAAGTTTTACCACTATATTCAGTTCCTTCACTTATATCAACATAAATCTTACCTTTTTCAGGAGTATAATATACAGGAGCATCATCAATATATTTTTCAGCAAAATGAGTTTCATCAACATAATATCCTTCAAGAACATCATCAACATAACTTGGTAATTGACTTGCTGGAACTTTACCATCTTCATCAAGACTAGCAATACCATTTGCTACACCACGTTTAGCTTCAATAGCTTCATTACAGAATTGAATAATCTTCTCTTTAATAATAGGATAATTATCTATATTACTAAGAATATGTTCAACGGTAGATTCAACCTTATTCTCAATAACAACTTTAAGATTAGGATGATTATCAATATTATCAAAGATATTTTCTATATTACCTTTAATAACATTAAGTAGTTCAGTAAAGTTATTAATATGTTCAAATATATAAGTAACTCTAGCTTCTACTTTAGTTTCAATAAGATTCTTAAGAATAGGAAATCTATCAATATTATTGAAAATATAATCAACTCTACTATTTACAGCATTATTAATACAAGTAACAAGACCTGGATAATTATTAATATTAGCAAATATATTTTTAACACAATTACAAACTAAATCAGAAAGAATACCAATAAGTTCAGGATAATTATTAATATTATTAAATATATAATCAACTCGTTCATTAATATTATTCTGTATAGCTTCTTGTAATTCCGGATATTGACTAATATTCTTAAATATATCAACTACTTTATTAACAGTATTAGTAACAATAAGATTCTTAATAGTAGGATAATTATCAATATTGTTAAATATATTATTAATAGTAGTTTCTACATGAGAATTAATAGCATTAGTTATAAACTGATTAAGAGCAGGATAAGAAGAAATATTATTAAAGATAGATTCAGTCCATTGTTTAATATATTGATTAAATATCTCTTTAAGTTCAGGATACTCATTAATATTATTAAATATATCTTTAATAATAATAGGTAAACTTTCAACTGTACTATTCTTAATAATTTCAACTAGTTGAGGATAATTATTAATATTATTAAATACATTAATAACAAACTCATTAATAAAACCAGTAATAATATCAAGAAAATCTTTATAATCTCCTATATTACTAAATATTTCTTCAAGAGCTTTTGCTAAATCTTTAATAACAGTATTAAAAGACCATCCCTCCCAATTATCTGGATTAGTCCAAGCAGCATCACTAATATCATCACTATTATATCGTTGTGTCCAATTAATATTAGTTGCATCACGATAAGTAATAATATATCCTTTACGACGATAAATTTTATCAAGTTTATTAACAGTATCAGCAAAAGTACCTTCCCAAGTTAAATAAACACTGTTACAAGCAGCAAGTATTCTATCAAGTCTAGTACCAGTTTTACCATCAAATACAGCTTGTATAACAGTTAAAGGAAATATATTATATCTAGTATCATTTTCTTCACAATACTTATCTAGTATATGAATTGGCATATTGCCCTCTTTATCACATTGAACTTTACTAGGGTCAAAAGATTGACAATTAGTACCAACAAAAACATTTTCTTCTTCAGCCATAATTACCACGGATTAGAAACACGTTTAATATAATGTAAAGCAATAGTAGGCATAAGTTTATTAATAGCAAGATAATCACCTGTCCATCTATTACCACTTATTTGACTCCAAGTCATTTCACCATTATTACTAATATTAGGTCCAGTCATATACCAATTAGTAGAACGATTAATGCCAAGATTATCAAGTCTATTTCTATCAGTACCATAAGGATAACCATTTTTAACATCACCATTTAAATCACCTGATATAAATCTCCAGTTACTAGGTGCTATAACTTGATGGTTATTATCACCGGATTTAGTTTTACCAACAGCAACAGCATGTTGATGTAGAGGTAAATCAGTACCACCAATATAAAACGTATATGCACTTATATTACGACCAGGAGCAGCAGGGTCATATGTATCTTTAATATTTTCAAGAACTGTTTTCCAATCAAGATTTCCTTGTTTAGGATTATTATAAATATTAATACCATTAGGTATATAACCCATAACAAAACGCCCTTGTGCAGCAGTATAAACTTCCCAACCATTAGGAGGAGTTGAAGTATCCCAAAGCATAATAGAACCAATAGGAACAACGGCAGCAATCCAAGCTTGAATTTGACTAGCAGCAACTCCACCACCTTCTCCACTTCCACCACCTTGTCCAAATCCTTCTCCAACTAATTTATTTTTAATATCAGTATAGAGAGAATTAAAATCTACATCAAGTCTACTAGGTTTAGTTTCACTATCTGCAAATTTATTCATAACAAGATACTTACCTGTTCTAGCTTCACCAAGTTGAGTTGTAGACATAACATTATGAGTACCATCTCCGCCTGAGCCACCACCACCTTCAAGACCTGCAATAATATCATTAATTTCTTGCTTAGTATAATAATTATTAAGCATAGAATTAATAATATTACGTACTTCTTCTTCGGTTAGTCCGCCACCGCCAGAACCTCCACCAGCAGCATTAATAGTAATAATACCATCAGTATTTTCTACAAAAGTAATATTAGTACCCGGTCTAATCTTATTTTTAAACATTGATACATAATTACTTTCAAAATACTGTTTATATTCATTACTGATATTACTACCACTTTGGTTTATTTTATTAAGAATTTCTTCAATCTTATTATTAATATATTGCTCAAGATTATTAATGCTACCTTCAATATTACTATTTAAATCTCTAATCTTATTATAAATATCTTCAAATTTAGCATTATATTCAGTAATAAGATTATTAATTCTAGTGTTAATATCAGTTATATCTTGTTGTAATTCAGATATTTGATTATCATGAATTTCAAGATGGTCATTAATCTTTTTAAGTTCTGCAAGAAGCCAAGCATAAAACTTTTCCATTTCTTCTCTTAACTTCTCTAAGAAAGCTTCAAATTCAGCACGAGTAAGATATACAGATAAATCAAAACCCATACTTACCCATTTTTCACCATCCCAAAACCAATAAAAATCATTAGTATAAGCTCCACCCCAACCAACAATTTCAACTTGTTTATTATCTTCGCCTAAATCAAGAGGATGATAAAGTATTTGACCAACAGCCCAATTTCCATCAAGAGATATAGATTCTTTATCAAACATATCTTCTTGACGATAATTACTAAGAAGTCTACATTGATTTAATTTAACTGCACCATCATACATTCTACCACCTCTCCAAAGAATAATACTATTATCTGGAAGTTCAATAGTTTGTCCAGCTAAACAATAATCATATTGAAGTATATAAATAGTATTAGGCTCGTTAATCATATCTTGAGTAAGAGTATTAACACCACTAATCATATTCTTACGAAGATATTTACGAGCCTTTCCACTATAATCATTTGTATTATAGTCTTTATCTGCAAATTTAAGAAGATTATCAACAACAGTTAAATCTTCTTCATCAGCAGCATTAGTAATCTGTGAAGCAGTAAACATTTGTTTAACAGATTCACTAAGCATTTCAGGAGTAATCTGACCTTCAAGTATTTGAACAGCATTATCTTCAAAATACTGTTTAAGTACATGAGCCATATAATTAACTACAACATTACGACGAAGATAATTATCTTGAATATTAATACCAAATTCATCAGCAATCGCACGTTCAGCAATGGCTCTTGGAAACATACCACTAAATGATTCTACAAATTTAGAACCAATTTCAGAATCAGCTTCAAGATGCCATTTCTTTGCATTAGTAACAGGAGTTATTTCATCAAGAATATAACTCTTTTTAGTTTCAATAACATAAACTTCACAACCTACTCCAATCTGTTCCCAAGTAAGAGCATCTCTATCTTCCATTGTAGATACTACAATTCGAGCAGCTTTAAGTCCTCTTTGAATAACAGCAATAAGTTCAAGTATTTCTTTCTTGAAAGTCTCATAATCAATAACTAAATCTTCTCGAAGTTTAGCAATAGGTTGCCAATATTCTTCATTAGATAAAGGAATACCAGCAGGAACAGCTTTACGAGATATATAGCTAGCATAGAAACCATCATGAACTATACATAATCTTTCATAAGGTCTGTCATTCCATTGACCATTACAAGTAAGACTAACTTTACCAAGTTCTTCTTCTATTGTTTTCATATATTCTCTAAGTTTACTAAATTCATAATGTAGACCCCCCGTAGAGGATGGAATACATTCACATTATTCATTATCATAATCAACATCACTAAGACTATAAGTTTCATTATATTCTTTACCTTCTTCTCGTTTCTCCCAAAGTTTACCAGTTTCAGGGTCAACATAAAACTTAGGAGCATCTCCACAACTAACTATTGCATGAATTTTACCTTCTTCATCAACAGGAAGTGTAATAGAACCACTATACTGAACTTGTTCACTACCTTCATAAATAATATTAAGTTGACCTTTAATATATTTAAGAAGAGTTTCAGCAAGTTTGTCTTGACCAAGTTGATATGCCGCCATAGCAGATTGAAACATATTCCAACAAGTAACAATATTTTTATTATTACCTTTACAAGTAGCAGAACAATCATTAAGCATATCAAGTCCATATTGTGCCATAAGAACTAATAGTTTATGATAAACACAAACATATTTGCTAGGAACAGTCATATAAACATATTGAGGATTAATCTCAACTTGTTCAGTTCCATCAGCTTTTACATAGACACCATTAACATAATTATCATCTATTTGTTCACTCATTCTAACATTAAGTTATTGTATGAATTAATAATTGATTTTTGTTGCTCATCAGAAAGCAATTCTAAGGCTTCTAGTGCTTGAATTAAAATTTGTCCTTGTGTTAGCTTGCACCAATTTTTTTCATTCAATGGAAAGCCTAATTCTGCTATTCTCACCTGTTTTTCAGCCATGCTTGCAATGCGTAATTGCATCTCTTTAGATAGCTGTTTTGGATTATTAATATAACCTCTTATCATAATATCATCTTATTTAAAACCCTTATTAATAATATATGCAGTATAATCACTAACTCTAATATCAACACGTTTATTAAACGCAAGAATACGTTGATTAGAATCAAGATGTTTATTATAAATTATATTAATAATATCGCCATATATATCTTCTTTCCATTCTTCTCTCATATAATGACTAAGATAATCTTCATCCCCACGATACATATTAAGTTTAGAATAAGCATCGTAATAAACGCTATTAACTAAGTGTCGAGCATTATATTCGATTTGGTCACGGTTACTATCAACATTATTAGTAATAATAGTAGAAGCAACAAATTTAGCACATTCTGAAGCTGCATTAACCATAGCAATAGAAACTACAGCTTTAGACTTTTCTCTATCTTTATCAATAATATCTTTAGTAACTATATTAAGAAGTTTGGCAATATCATCAAGAGGGTCTTTTTTGTTATTATCAATTATTTTATTAATAATAAGATAAATAACAATAACAATACCGGGAACTAGACCTTGTTCAAAAGCATTTTGTATTAATTCCATTTTTATGAATACGAAAATAGGGACTATCAGTATTAACACTAATGCTAACACCAATAGCCCCTATTTGATTAATATTACCTAATATTTACCTAATCAAGTCGGGTAGTAGGTTATGCTTTTTCTTCAGTAGCAATAGCTTTAAGGATAGTTTCAACAGTTGCAATAGCATCAGCTCCAGTAGGAAATGCTATTTGTACAATCTGATGAACAACTTCATCTCTAGTTTTCATTTCGCGTGGAACAGCAAAACGAAGAGTAAAGATAGTATATCCAGCATCTGCACTGTCAGGTTGTTTTAAAGGATTAATAGGATATGCAGGATACAGTTCAGTATAAGTATCACGGTAAGTATATTCAATACCTGCATCAGCAGCAGCCTTATTAGCTAAATCAATAATATAAGCAGCGTCACCATAAGCAGGTAAACCGTGAGTTGTAACTGTGACTGCAATACCAACTAATTCATCAGCACCAAAAATTTCGTAATCAATACCTTTAGACTCAGCAGTTAAAGTAATTTTAGCATCAGCAACAGCTGCTTTAATACCATGTCCAATAGTATTATTATTAATTTGGTTAGCTAATTTCTTTGCTACATCATTAGCAGTAGGATTAAGACCAGTATGAATGGTAGCAGTCCAACGATTACGTTCATTGAACTTTAATCCTTTTTTCACAACCATGATAGAATAATCAGAATAAGCATTTACATCTTCGATAGTAAGATTAGCAGAGAAAGTAGTAGCAGCTTGATAAACACCTTTAACAAAAGTAAGATGTTTCTTATAAGCTGGAAGAACTACTGGGCCATTTGCTTCACGACCAAGATTAATGTAAAACTTATCGGTAATCTTAGTACCGTCAGCGTCAATAGTTTCCTTGCCATTAGCAAGATAAGTAAAAGCAACCGCTCCAGCAGCAAGAGGTAAGCTCGCTCCATAAGCGACATTGCCCGCTAACAAAAACTGTCTCATTTTTAATTTAATTTAGAGTTTAACTTTGTTTATCAGCTCCATTAGAAGTAGCACCAATACTAGCAAGATAAATCTGTACTGCACGCATAACTATTTCCATATGTAAATAAGGAGGTAAATCACAATTAACCCAATCTTCTTCTCTATCTTCATCAAATTTAACTTTAGCAGGTTCTTTGATATAAAGATATTTAACTAATTGAGGTTTAACTGTATTATTACGTCCAGTATATATATTAACATTAATACCAGATTCATCACCAAATATAGTAACTATCGGAGCATCTTTCGCAGCACGATTACAGAAATCTCTTAGCGTTTGACCTAAATCTTCAGCTTCAATAATTCTGCAATCATAAATTGTCTTGCCATTATAACTAACTTGAAAGCCTGTATATAGCATTATTCCGTCGCTATCAATATTAATTTTATAAGGGTCAACTTCTGTTCCACCACCTGTAATATCTCCGCCGTTAACAGTACCCGCTGTGTATAAAGTTCTAAGAGCATTAACAGGACTAATAGAAGCATTTTGTCGAGCAACCTTATCATTATAAGGAACAGGTCCAACGTTTTCTACTATTACATTTCTAGCTTTTT